TATTGTAGCATACAGAAATTATGTAATACATGAAAAGCACTATGCACAATGGAACAAGAACAGAGAACAACCAACATGGTGGAGACTATAACATGTATGAAGAATATAAAAAATTAAACAAAGATGAATACAGAAAATTTGAGTCTTGGATTCAAGACAATAATAAAGAACTTTATGAGAACAAAATAGCTTATGAAGTTTGTTGGGGTAAAGATAGCTACTATTATGTAAAACTTTGGGATGAAAGTATTTACACATTAGATGATATTTTACTTGACATTAACACCAACTTGGAGTATAATGCCCCAAGTTAAACGCCAATTCAAAGGAGAAAATATATGGCAGTATTAGAAGGAAAAGCCTACTGGGCTTCAGTAACTACACCAAATACTACTTATGAGCCTGTGTATACAGTTGATTTAGTAGTGTCTGATGATGTTGCAAATGACTTTGAAGCTCGTGGCTTTAAAGTTAAAGACTTATCCTTAAAGGATGAAAATGGTGGTTCTACTCTTGTTGGTAGAGCTTTAACAATAAAAAGAAAAGTAAATGGTCCTAATGGTATGATTAGACAAGCACCTAAACTTTTTGATAAGGAAAAAAATCCTATAGATGTTGTGGTAGGGCATGGCTCTACTGTAAAAGTTCAGTACAATGAATGGCAGACTGAAAATAAATTTGGAACCTTTAAGGGTTTAGATTTTCAGGCTATGCAAGTCTTAGATTTAGTTCCTATTAAATCTCAAGACGGTGCTGAACTAGACCCATACGGAGATGGCGAGGAATTTTAATATGATTATAAGTATTAAGAATGATGATGGCATCGTGAACTACGATGTAAATAATATTAAAGATGAACAACTACAAAACAATGCTCGTATTACTATCAATAAAGTAGGCACATTAGAAGTTCATTTAGAAGCTTTAAACTTTGCCAGTCAGGCACACAGAAACAATCTTGAAACCCTCTTAAAAGATTGTCCTGAAGCTGTGGTAGAGGTTGAAGAAGAAAGTGTTGATGAGGAAACTTCTACTGAAGAATAATCTCGACATAGATATCTCCATACTAAGCCACTCTCGTAAAACAGGGTGGCTTTCTTATTTTAAACGAGGGTAAATATATGAAAGAACAAAGTAAATTTGTAAAGTATCACGTTCCTTGTCACGAATGTGGTAGTAAAGATGCAGTCTCTGTCAACGAAGATGGGTCTGCTAAATGTTTTAGTTGTGACAAATTTTATTCAAACTATGAGGGAAAAGTAACACCAATGACAAACTACATAAAAGAATCTACACTTAAACCACATGTAAATGTTCATGGAGGAATCTTTGGTAAATTAATTGACAGAAATATTACAAAAGAAACAGCAGAAAAATATGGAGTAAAAGTTGTTTATGATTCAAGTGGACAACTTGCTCAACATTTATATCCTTTCTACATAAACAATGAGCAGTGTGCTACAAAAACTAGATACATAAAAGATAAAAGATTTTCTTTCAATGGTTCATTACAAGGCTCTGGATTGTTTGGACAAAATTTATTTAAAGAAGGTGGTAAATATCTTACAATCACAGAAGGAGAATGTGATGCTATGGCAGGATACGAACTGCTAGGTAGCAAGTGGGCTGTAGTATCTATCAAACGTGGGTCAGCTTCGGCAGTCAAAGACATTAAAGAAAGTCTTGAATACGTAGAAAGTTTTGACAATGTTGTCATATGTTTTGACAAAGACAAGGCAGGTATCAAGGCTGCACAAGAAGTTGCAAGTATTATTAAGCCCGGGAAAGCTAAGATAGTTACTCTTCCTAATGGATATAAAGATGCAAACGATATGCTTAGACAAGGTAAACATCAAGAGTTTACAAGAGCTTGGTGGGATGCTAAACTGTATACACCAAGTGGTATCATACAAGTATCTGATAAGAAAACTTCTTACTTAAACAGAGAAAAGAAAGAAAGTATCCCCTATCCTTGGAAAGGATTAAACAAAAAGCTATATGGCTTGAGACAAGGAGAACTTGTAACCCTTACAGGTGGTACAGGCTTGGGTAAATCATCAGTAACAAGAGAGATAGAGCATTGGCTAATCAATCAGACAGAAGATAACGTAGGTGTTATTGCTCTGGAAGAAGATTGGAAAAGAACAGTTGATGGTATACTTTCTATTGAAGCTAATGCTAGACTTTACATTGACCAAGAAAGAGAAAAGTTTGATAAAGAAACTATCATGCAAATGTTTGATAAAGTATTTGAGGAGGATAGGGTATTCATTCATGCACACTTCGGCACTAATGAGATAGATGATATTTTTGCAAAGCTTAGATATTTAATAGTCGGCTGTGATTGTAAGTGGGTGGTGGTAGACCACTTGCATATGCTCGTTAGTGCTGTGCATGAGGGAGATGAACGTAGAGCTATAGACTCTATCATGACTAGACTTCGTAGCTTAGTTGAAGAGACAGGAGCAGGACTAATACTTGTCTCTCACTTAAGAAGAGTTGATGGTAACAAAGGACATGAGAATGGTATAGAAGTATCTCTCTCACACCTTAGAGGTTCCAATAGTATTGGACAACTAAGTGACTGTGTGATAGCATTAGAACGTAACCAACAATCAGATGATGAACTTGAAGCCAGAACTACAAAACTTCGTGTACTTAAATCTAGATACACAGGAGATGTAGGTAGTGCAACTTCATTAGTTTATGATAAAGATACAGGAAGATTATCTGAACATGAAGAATTAGAAATACTTAATTCTGAAGAAGAAGAAGTCCTACCTTTTTAGGAGAAGCATATGCAATTAGTATTTGATATAGAAACAGACGGGTTAAATCCTTCAGTTATTTGGTGTCTTGTAGCACAAGATGAACTCGGAAAGTTTTATCATTTCTACGAAGATACTTTACAAGATGGTATAAAGTTTCTACAAAAAGCAGACAGACTTATAGGTCACAACATATTAGGATACGATATACCAGTAATTAAAAAACTTACTGGCATTGATTTATACAATGCTGATAAAGTTGTTGATACACTTGTGCTATCTAGACTACTTAATCCTACAAGAGAAGGTGGTCATAGTATAGCCAAGTGGGGTTTTAAACTTGGACTTCCTAAAAAAGATTCACCTGAATGGACAGAGTTTTCAAAAGAAATGTTATCATATTGTGAAAGAGATGTTGAAATAAATTATAAATTATTTAATTATTTAAGAAAAGAATCTATTGGATTTTCAAAAGAATGTATAAAGTTAGAACATAAAGTTACGCATATTCTTGAGCAACAAAAACAAAATGGATTTTTATTTGATGAGAAAGAAGCCATGCTTTTGACATCAGAACTATCATCTAAACTTAAAGAAACTGAAGACAAAGTACACGAAACATTTAAACCAATCTGGATAGATGACAAAATGATAACACCTAAACTGAAAAAAAATGGTGAACTTTCAAAACAAGGATTGACAGAACAAGAGTACAATGATATAATAGATGGTACGCTTGAAAGAAAACCTTTCATGAGAAAAACTTTACAAGAGTTTAATTTAGGTTCTAGAAAACAAATAGGACAAAGATTACAGGAGCTTGGTTGGAAGCCAAATAAATTTACACCAACAGGTCAAGCTATTGTAGATGAAAATACTCTTAAAAAAATAACTCACATAAAAGAAGCAAAGCTTATAGCAGACTTTCTTTTATATCAAAAAAGACTTGCTCAAGTACATTCATGGATAGAAGCTGTAGATAAAGATGGTAAGGTACATGGTTCAGTAATATGTACAGGTGCTATCACTGGTCGTATGGCTCATAGAAGTCCTAACATGGCACAAGTACCTGCTGTTTACAGTCCTTATGGTAAAGAATGTCGTTCATGTTGGACAGTACCAGAAGGTTATAAACTTGTAGGTATAGATGCAAGTGGATTAGAACTAAGAATGTTAGCACATTATATGGCTGACGAGGAGTATGTAAATGAAATTATTAACGGAGACATTCACACAGCTAACCAACAATTTGCTGGTCTTAAATCAAGAGATGAGGCAAAAACTTTCATCTATGCACTCATTTACGGAGCCGGAGATGAAAAAATTGGAAGCATCATTAAAGGAAACAGAGCAGATGGTAAACGATTGCGAGAACGGTTTCTTACTGGTTTACCAGCACTTAGAACTCTTAAGGAACGAGTTGATAGAGCTGCGGAAAAGGGTTATCTCAAAGGGTTAGATGGTCGTAAGATATTACTAAGGCATAAACATGCTGCTTTAAATACTTTATTACAAGGCGGGGGTGCCATAGTAATGAAGAAAGGATTAGTAATATTAGATAATCATATAAGATTAAATACTTTAGATGCTAAGTTTGTTGCGAACATACATGACGAATGGCAGATACAAGTGAAAGAATCTCAAGCAGATTTTGTAGGTAGGCTCGGCGTACAAGCTCTAGAAAAAGCAGGAGAATATTTTAACATGCGTTGTCCTTTAACAGGAGAATATAAAATAGGAGACAGTTGGTATGAAACCCACTAAAGAAGATAGAAAGAAGTTTGATTTAGATTTAGAATATGGTACAATCAGAGAACAAAAAATAGCAGACATGCTTACAGGAAAAAAGATAGAGGTTAAATCAGAAAGAGATACATGGATGAAGACTGGAAACATATGTATAGAGTATGAGTCTTGGCGTAAACCTTCAGGTATCAGAGCAACAGAAGCTGACTACTGGTTTCATAATCTATGTGTTGGTGATAATGAATTTTGTACATTGGTTTTTAAAACAGACGTACTTAAAACTATCGTAGATAAATTAGATACATTTAAAACTGTAAGTGGTGGAGACCACAAAGCAAGTAAAATGTTTCTGGTAAATTTACAAAAACTATTTTCATCGGATGTTATTAAAGCATTCAAGGAGTCAGAAAATGACAGCAAAAAATAATTACAAATCAGAAGCAGGTCATTGGTACGACCACGATGGTAAACCTATGTATACTATCATAGGTGCAAATGGTAAAGAACGAAACACTACTCTTAGAGATGCTAAGAAAGAAGGGTTCGTTCCTTCTGTCACTACCATTATAGGTATTGCAGCTAAACCTTCTTTAGAAAACTGGAAGATTACACAAGCCTTAGAAGCTTCTCTAACTATAGACCAAGATGACCCAAACTACATAAACAAATGTAAGAATGCAGGTAGAGAAGTAGGTATGAAAGCTGCAAAACAAGGTACAAAAATTCATGCTATGATTGAACAAGGTTTCTTAGGAGAAGGGACTAGTGAGCCATATGAAGTTATTATGGATTGGTTGGAAGAAAACTTTCCTAAAGAAGATTGGATAGCAGAGGATTCTTTCTGTGCTACTGAAGGCTATGGTGGTAAGATAGATTTATATTCTAAGTCAGGTATATTTATTGACTTTAAAACAAAAGATAACCTTAAAGGTAAGGACCCTGCTAAACTAGTTTATGATGAACATGGTATGCAACTCTCAGCTTATGCACAAGGATGTAATATAGAAGAGCCTGAAAGAATATCTATATTTGTAGACAGAGAAGATACAAGTATAGTTTTACCTTTTATCTGGGATAAAGAATCACATTCTAAACACAAAGAAATGTTTAATAGTTTATTAAATTATTGGAAGCTTGTTAAAAATTATGACTCATCAGTATTATGAATAGAAGAAAATCAAAACAAATAAAAAATAAATCACATCAATTAGTTGTTGATTGGTTACAGACTATGCTTGTAGAAGAAGAACAAAAGAAAGTTAATGTAAATAATTTTCATAAATATTTACCAGAACAAACACATATTTTTGTTAATAAAAAACTTATGGTTTCTTCTTACACACCAAGATGGTTTCAGAAAAGAATCAAAAAACTTATACACAAAAAAGATATAAAGGATATTACATGGTTGGATACAGAAAACCTAGGATAGTAAGACCTAAAGAAAAAGATGTTCCTAAAGGATATGATTCTAAATGGGAACACAAATTGCACACTACAATATTAAAAGCTTGGAAGCATCACTCTGATAAAGTTTCTTACATAGTAGAACATGAATACGAGCCAGACTTTGTTAAGACTATTGGCGATAAAGAATATTTACTAGAAGCAAAAGGTAGGTTCTGGGATTACCAAGAATACAATAAATATGTTTGGATTAGAAAAGCTTTAAAGCCTAACCAAGAATTAGTGTTTTTGTTTTCTAGTCCATCCTCTCCAATGCCACAAGCAAAGAGAAGGAAAGACGGAACTAAAAGAAGTCATGCAGAATGGGCTGACAAAAATAACTTTTTGTGGTATAATGAGGACAACTTACCAGAGGAATGGAAATGAAATACAAGTTTAAAGAAGATGAAACTTTAAAGCAATTAAAACTTTACGTTGATAGAACTTATGACCAACACTATGCTAATGGTAAGTACCAAGCAACTGATATGATAATTGATTCAGGATATGGAGAAGGATTTTGTCTTGGAAACATTATGAAGTATGCTATGAGGTTTGGAAAGAAAGACGGAAAGAACAACTTAGACTTATATAAAATAATACACTATGCTATAATAGCAATCTACGTAAATAATAAGGAACAAAACAATGATGGTTGAAGATAAAATAGGAACTAAGCCTTACTTAGGAATTGAAATAGACTACGATAAAGAAAAAGAATTTGATAAGTTTAGTCTAGATACACTCAAAGATAGATATTTTTGGGAAGGAGAAACACATGCACAAGAAGCACTCGCAAGAGCCTCCATTTTCGGAGCAACATTCAAAGGGGATACAGATTTTGAACTGGCTCAAAGACTTTACAACTACTCTTCCAGTCGTTGGTTCATGTTTAGCACTCCTATACTTAGTAACGGGGGTACCACTCGTGGGCTTCCTATCAGTTGTTTCCTTAATTATGTTCCTGACAGTA